TTTGGGATGTTGTAGAATTCCCTGCCATATTGCCAAACAACAAACCTGTGTGGCCAGAGTATTGGGACATCAAGGAACTAGAAAAAACAAAAGCCTCGATCCCCGTTTCAAACTGGAATGCCCAATATATGCAGACCCCGACTGCCGAAGAAGGTGCCATTATCAAACGAGAGTGGTGGATGGACTGGAAAGAAAAATACCCACCTCAAATTTTATATACAATACAATCTTACGATACAGCGTTTTTAAAAAAGACTTCGTCTGACTTTTCAGCCATAACGACCTGGGGTGTATTCCAAACAGAAGACTCTGGACAAAATATAATATTATTAAACGCTTTTAAAGATAGGTACGAGTTCCCCGAACTAAGGCGCTTGGCCCATCAAGAGTATCTAGATCACAGACCTGATTCTGTTATCATCGAGGCCAAGGCATCAGGGATACCTCTGACCCATGAACTTCGAGAAATGGGAATCCCTGTTATTAACTTTACGCCAAGCAAAGGAAATGATAAACACGTAAGGGTTGCCTCTATTGCGCCATTATTTGAAGCAGGCAAAGTATGGGCCCCGTTGCACGAACACTTTGCACAAGAAGTTGTGGAAGAGTGTGCTGCATTTCCGCATGGAGATCACGATGACTATGTGGATTCTATGACTCAGGCTTTGATGAGAATCAGACAAGGTGGTCTTGTTCCTCATCCTGAAGACTATAAGCCTGAACCAATCGTGAAGGGTAACTTGAAGTACTATGGCTAATAGAAAATTTTTAATCGACGGTATTCTAGGACTAGCTCAAAAGCTAGGTGCTAATCCCAATAAGTACATGGGAACTAAATCTAATATTAACTTTTTAGGAACCGGGGACCGGGCAATGAAAGGCACAACCTTTTCTGGTCAACTTAATGAAAATTTTTTAGATCTTGGTTTTACTAAAAATGATTTGGTTAAAATTATAGAACAAGATGCTGGTTTTGTAACGGCCGGCAAGCTTAACGATGTGCAACTTAAAACCATGTACGACAATTTAAAAATGGTTGACAATACATTTAACCCGCCTCCTGGACCGATGAATGTTATTGACCTGGAAACAGGGACCATGAACATAAACAAAGAAGGTCTAGAGTCGTTAAGAGAAACAGACCAAATTAAAAGATTTACAAAAGGATTAGGCACAAGCAAGACAGCTATGTCTAATAAAATCAAAGAAGGTATTGAAGGTTTAAAAACAAAACTTAAAGCACCGTTTAATATTAGATCAGCTGTTGATGATATTGAAAGAGTTGAGAAGAAAGCTGCAGAAGCTGACTTTACTAGAATGGGTGCAGCTGACTTTGGTGACAGTGTTGCAGCAGAGGGTGCACGAAGAGCTGTGATTAGACA